TTCCCCAATCACTCCAAGAACCTTTACAGTCCACGCCTATAAACTTGGTTGGTATTTCTATACTAACTCCAATAGGTGTATTAGTATTACTAACACTAGTTACGTTAACTGAAAAATCAGATTCTTTAAATTGTAAATCTATAGTTGTTGTCAAATTAGTCTCACTTCTTTCGTTATAATAAACGTAAAGTTTATTCGTACCTGTAAAAATTTTTCTATCGACATCTATATTTTTTAATAATTCTATAGAAACGTCGTTAAAATCCTTAAGATTTCCGGGTGTTGAATCTTCGACCTTTATTATTTCTGATCCATCGCTATATTTTAAAACCAAAATCCATTTTGTTACTACACCTTCTACATTTACACGATTTTTCCACTTAATATCTAGTTTGTTAAATGTAGGATACCCTTCTTTGGTATTACCACGCACACTATAAATTACAACAGAAAGTAATAATAATGATACGATAAACAAAACAATTCTGTCGTGTTTCATTTTCTATATGCAGATATTTTTTCCTGGTAAAGTTTAATTTTTTTGTTTATCGATAGAATGTTTTTTAGTTTTAAAGTGTAAAGTACAATACTTCCCACCCTGTAGACATCGTCGTGTACACTTTATACCTTTCTTGGTAACGTGCGAACACTCGAGTTTAGGTTCGATAACTTTTTTGGGTATTTTTTTAGGTACGGGTTTAGAATTTTCAACTAAACTCCTAAGTTTTGTAATTTCCAAATCCTGGGATTCAACTCGTTCTCTAATATATTTCAATTCGTTCGTAACTTTAATCAGTATATGGCGATCACGAGTTTTTATTTCGTTTATGAGTGATATTATATCTTCCATGTTCTAATATTAAAAAATATTTATATACTATAAAAATGAATACACGTCCTGTAACAACCGTTCTATCAGAAGCTGCGTTAATAGGTTTTATTTTACAGTTTATTTTTTGGGTCATGAAAACGTATGTATATAAGGGTACAGGGTCGCTTATTATATCAGGTGCTTTAGTACATTTATTTTTTGAATATTCACCTTTCGGTAACATTAATGAAAAATGGTGTAAAATAATATTTAATTAAAAGTTTGGCCATCCCAATTGAAATAACAAATTAGATAATTCGTTCTCTTTACACTGATTATATATGATATCATTATTCGTCTCTTCTTTTATACAATCAATTTCTTCGTTATAATCATTTATATAAGACTTATAAAAGGCCTTTTCTTCACCAACATTGTGACCAGCATCTAAAAGAGCGCCAATTGTATATCTTCTAAGAGTTATTCCAAGTTCTCTAGCTGCTTTTCTAACAGCTGCTTTTCTAACAGTAGATGTAATATTTTTCCTATGTTTTAATCCTCTCATTTTTTTATAAAGTTCTTCTATTATTGATGTTGTTTCGTAATAAACGTAGTCGATTTCGTTTATAGTCATATGTCTCCAATTATCTCTATCAACTTCGAGTCGTTCATTTATTTCAGAATCTGGGTCGTATCCAGTTTCACTACCATCATCCGATGAAGAATAAATATTATTAGGTACACGAATTGTATCTATGTTCATTTGTATAAATTCACCCGGGTTTAAGGGTAAAGGTGGTACACTATCGTATAAAGTAATATCATTTTCGTTAAACTCACCCGGTAAAGGAGGTAAACGTGGAACTGTTAGAAATGGTGGTAGTGGTACATCTAACATATTCGCATAAAAATCATCGGTTTCAGAATCCGTAGTTTCGTATGTATTATTCAATACTACGTGGATATTCTTCATATGATTACACATTTTAAGATAATCACCTTCGGATAATATTTCCGAATTCAAATCTATGATTTGCATTAAAGAAACAAGATCGTCCATTTTTAAATTAAATATATAATAATTTTTTTAAACTTATATTATAAAAGAACTATTATTTTTTAATTCCTTTGAGAAGTAATAAAGCTTGTACAGCTTCACCTATTTCTTTATGTTTTAAACAAAATCCGTTCTTACCAGCTCTACAATAACAATTCTCGTAAGAACAATTTGGTCGCATAATTAATTTATAATTTTATATTTTTAAAAATCACTTAGGTTTTTATATTATATCATTTCGTCGTCATATAAATAAAAGCTTTTCTTTTTATAATTGTAAGATCTAGGAATATCTATCACAATAAGTTCACCACTTTCGTTATATGAATATAAACGATCATAAATTATATCTGTTTTTTCATCGTAATATTTAAATGGTTTATCTATTTCAATTTCTTCTTTTTTTATATAATAATAGTCGTTTGTAATAACACGACGTAAAGTATTTAATATATTCAAACTATAATTAGAAATATAAGAAAACATTTTTTATTATTTTTTATTATCTATATATGTCTTATATTCTTTTTCTAATGTTTTTTTCTTAGTTTTTACCTTTTTTAAAAAACGTTTAAACGTTCTAAAAATATTAAATACGTTTGTACCTTCGATATCTTCTACGTATGATCTGTAATATTCTGGAAAGTTTACAAGGAAACGAATTATATAATGAATACTATTTAATAAAACTATTATAAAACACAAAAATACATCCAATATTAAAAATAATAGATCTTTTATTGCATCAAACGGAAAAACTTTATATAGAGCTACCGGGTAAAGCCACCAACTCATATGTATGTTTAAGAATCTTTTTTTTATCTATAGTTACTACAAGATGGTTTCACTCCAGGAGTTACCTAAAAAAGTACAGTATATATCAGTAGATTCAAATTTTGTTACGGGTACAAATAATACATTCTCTGTAGACCTTAACCTTACTTCAAATACACACGTATCTGACATAAGTAAAGTCATTGGTTTAAAGGTCGTTGATTTTTACGTTACACAAGTCGGAGGTTCGGGTTCGGGTACAGGGAATGGTGCAAAATACATAGACATAATATGCGAAGATATACCAAAAATCGCCCAAATACTCGACGAGCGTAAGGGACAAATACTTGCACGCATGGCCCTAGAAAGACAATTCGACGGAAATGCTCAACATAAAATGCATGATAAACAGTGGAAAGGTTTCAATAGAGATACCATGTTATTTAATCCGATATCAATAAAAAAGCTTAATTTTGAACTATACGAATTACAGGGAGATGGAGATTACCTAACTTTACAACCCGATTCTCAATGGTTTATGACATTAGAAGTAACAACAATAGACGTTAAAGAAAAACCTATAAACAGGGAAATACAGATATTGTCTGCTTTAGAAAAACTTATCGGGAAAATCGATGAATTAAACGTGAACGTTAAACGACTTCCGGATAAATACGATATCGAAAGAATGGAAAAAGAAAAAAAGAAATACCCATTTAAATATCTATTCCTTTTACTAACTATACTCGTAGGTTGGTTTGTATTTTATAAAAATAAAATAGCACCAAATCCTGGTATGTAAAGTTATTTCTTAGTAGTTGGTTTTTTCTTAACTGGAGCTGGAGCTGGAGTTGGCTCTGGGGCTGGGGTTGGTTCTGGAGTTGGTTCTGGAGTTGGTTCTGGAACTGGAACTGGAGTTGGTTCTGGAACTGGAACTGGAGTTGGTTCTGGAGCCGCTTTTTTCTTAACTGGTGTCGATGCATTTTTCTTTGGTGCATCAATCACATCAGCCATTTCTTTCAAAATTTCACATATTAAATCAATATTCAATTTTGGTTTTTCTAATTGTTTGGCAATTTTTTCTCTGACAGAGTCCATGGTTATAATATATATAAAGGCAAGATAATCTTTATACATATGTTATTCATTGGTCCAACACTTATCAGTGGTATAGGTCAACACGCGAATAAATATATGGATCTTTTTCCTGGAAGTATTTATAAATATATACACGATGATATACCAGATTGTGAAAATGGATTTTTATTTGCGTTACCTATACAAACATGGTTTGATAAAATACCAGAAATAAAAAGAAAAGTAAAAAATTTAATATGTATGACTGTATGTGAAACGGAAACTGTACACGAAGATTACGGTAAATTGTTTAAACTATTTGATAAAATCGCCGTACCGAGTCATTTTTGTAAAAAAATATTTTCGAACCAGTTTCCTGATACAGAATTCTACGTCATTCACGCCCATATACCTTATAATCGCCCTTACACTTTCTACCATATAGGAAACATAAGCGACCCAAGGAAAAACTTTAATAAAATTCTAGAAACATTTGTTCGATTAAATAAACCAGATGCGCGTCTCGTTATTAAGGCGACGTGTAATAACACTATAAATATACCAATACCAAACGTGGAAGTTATAAATGGTCTAGTAAATGACGAAGAAATGGAAAAAATACACGCGCGATGTGATTGTTACGTGAATTTTTCAAGTTCGGAAGGTGTTGGTATGGGTGCGGTAGAAGCAGCACTACGCAACAAGCCTGTAATCATTACAGATTACGGGGGTGCACCCGAATATATAAAAACACCGTATTTAATAGATTGTGAAAGAGAATATATAAAAAAAGACGATTTTCTATTTAAATCTGGTATGGAGTGGGGTAAACCGAACGAAAATCAACTTCGTGAATTTATGGAAGATGCGTATACCAAAAAAATACGATACACGGAACACCCAGAAACACGCGAATTAACAAAAAAAGAAAACGTTATAAAAGAATTCAAAAATTTTTAAATTTATGCGTATTCGTCGCTTATGTAATTTGATAAATAAACTATTAAACCAGTTAAAATTGTTGCATAAACTAAAAACCCTTTTTGTGTAATCATCATAGCAATTGTCTCGTCTACAGGTTTAACATTGGTTGGTTTCTTTAAAACATCAGTGGATATATAAGATACGATTAAATATAAGGCCATAGCAATTATAACCGGCCTGAGTGTACCTTCTTCTAACATATTTATATATACACTATATTATTTTTTACTATGTTTTTTACAATAATTACCACAAACAGCTTTGAATTTACAGTTTGTTTTTGATAATGTTAGTGCTTGACACAAAACACTATTTTCTTTCTTAACCGATTTTTTGTCTTTAGTATTTTTAAGATTTAAATAATCAATAACTTCAATTTTCTGATTATTCTTCTTATTCATAAATTTTTGTTTAGATAAATTCATTTTGTATAAACTTTGAGCAAATTTTTCATCTTTATTCATCATCATCGCTGTTTCCAAACATTCTTCATAAGTTTTAATTGATGGTATAATTTTAGCATTGGAATAAAATTGTTTTTCTTTGAATGTTTTTACATAAGTGTAAAAACATTTATTAGTTGTCGACATTGCCATTTTCGTATCTATTTAAATAAATATTTGAATTAGTAATCACTAAGGTTATAATGGTACCCCAATTTGCAAAATTGTATAAAATATAATAAATTAAATAATCGAATACACCAATACTCGTGGTATAAATAGTCGCAAAAGAAATATAAAAACTATGTGATAAAACAAATATAAGTCTATCGTGTGTCATACTTATTATAGACATGGTCGAACTAATTCCATTAAATATAGTCAATGTATTTACTTCATCAATAATATACATCAACGACAAAATCCACATTAAATAATTAAAAAATTTCCAAACAAAATTAAATTTATATCGTGTTTCTAATATAGAACTATAAGAAGAGTGTCTTATTTGTATACCCGTATCACTTTCTAATTGATTTGTATTAACGATTTCAATGTCAAATGGTTCCGGTCTATTTTCTTCGTGATTTATACCTATAGAAACTGTACCATCTGGTTGATCTATCTGATTATAATACATAAAAGGATAAACCATTTATTTTTTATGTATCTTATAAACAGTGGTTTTTGTTATGAATGCAAAAACCCTTTGTACCCCTATATTAAATGTCATAAAAAAGAAGAAAAGTATATGATAAGAATATACAAAAAAATTAACCCTATATTTTTATCAAATAATGATATATTTATAAAATCCTATAATTTAAAAGCAAAACGTATATGTTATTCGTGTTATCGTAATAATGATAAATGTATTTTTAAATTATTAAAAAAACGAGAATGTGGTATAATTAAAAATATATATCCCTTATCTAAATCTCTAACAAGTAATGAAATATTATTATGGTTTTCAAAATTGTTAAAATATATAGAAAAAAATAGCTTAAGTAATATAACAATATAATATAAATATAGTAAAAATTATGTCCGAAAATATACAAAAATTATCACACGTTGAACATATTTTAAAAAGACCGGATTCTTACGTAGGTCCAGTTTCCAAAGTAAAAGAAAAATATTGGATACTCGATGATGAAAACGAAAATATTTTTAAAAAAGAAAACGTAACGTATTCTCCGGCATTATTAAAAATATTTGATGAAATACTCGTAAATGCAATAGACAGGAATTCACTTTATCCCAAAAAAGTCACAGCAATAACCGTTAACATAGATATAAATAATGGTGCAGTAAGTATAGAAAATAATGGTCCTTTAGGTGGTATATGTATAAAAATGCATAAAAAAGAAAATATATGGAATCCAGAATTAACTTTTGGTCATTTATTAACGAGTACAAATTACGACGATAACCAAAAAAGAGTCGTAGGTGGTAGAAATGGATACGGTGCAAAACTAACAAATATATACTCTTCAAAATTTAAAGTAGAAATAAAGGATCACGAAAATAAATTAAAATACGAACAGTTATGGACAGAAAATATGAAAAATTGTGAAGAACCTAAAATAAAAAATTTTTCGGGTGCATCTTCTAGTGTATGTATATCTTTTATACCCGATTGGAAACAGTTTAGTATGAAAAAAATGGAAAATGATATTTTTAAAATATTTGAAAAACGCGTACACGACGCAAACGCTTGTACAGGCTTAAATTGTAAAATTAAATTTCAAAACGAATCTCTTCCAAAATGTCCATTCAATAATTATACTAAAATGCATTCAAATACGGATGAAATTGTATATTTCAATTCAGAAAGGTGGTCTGTATGTGTAACGCCTACAGATGATGGTTTCGAACAGGTATCTTATGTAAATGGTATATGTACAACTAAGGGAGGTACACACGTCGACCACGTAACCAATATAATATCAAATGGTATAATGAATGAATTATCAAAACAAATCAAACTTAGACCTCACCAAATAAAAAATGCATATAACATATTTATAAAATCAACTTTGGAAAATCCATCTTTTAGTAGTCAAGTTAAATCCGAGTGTACCTTAAAACAACAAAATTTTGGAAGTAAATTTGACCCACCTTCATCCTTTATAAAAAATATTTTAAAAACGTCCATAAAAAACGATTTACTCGCTCTTTCAAAATTCAAGGATATGAAAGATTTGAAAAAAACAGATGGCGCTAGAAAAAATAAAATAACAGGTATACCAAAATTAGAAGATGCTAATAAGGCAGGAACATCACAATCTTCTAAATGTACACTGATAGTTACCGAGGGTGATTCAGCAAAAACACTCGCTGTTTCTGGTTTATCTGTAGTAGGTCGAGATCATTATGGTGTATTTCCTCTCAGAGGTAAATGTAAAAATGTAAGAGATGCAAGTGTAAAACAGATCACGGAAAATAAAGAATTCGGTGACTTGAAAAAAATTTTAGGTCTACACCAGGGAAAAATATACCATTCTCTTTCCGATTTGAGATATGGAAAACTAATGATAATGACAGATGCTGATAACGATGGAAGTCATATAAAAGGTCTCATATTAAACATGATACATTACTTTTGGCCAAGTTTACTCAGTTTAAATTTTGTTGTAAGTATGATTACACCGATAATAAAGGCAACAAAAGGAAACACAATAAAATCGTTCTATACAGATTCGTCTTATAGAAACTGGTACGGTGAAGGAAAACCTAGTTGGAAAATCAAATATTATAAGGGTTTAGGAACATCGACATCTACAGAAGCAAAAGAATATTTCAGAAATATATCAAAACTGACAGTTCAATTTAAAACGGATCCACTTATGGACGAATCTATCGAATTAGCGTTCGACAAGAAGAAAACAGATGAAAGAAAAAAATGGCTATTGGAAAATACAGAAAAAAATACGAGCGATCTCGAAATAAAATATGGAAATATAGAAAATTTATATATTTCTGATTTTATTCATAAGGATCTCGTTAATTTTAGTCTATCAGATTTAAAAAGGTCTATAGCACATATATCAGATGGTTTAAAACCGTCACAAAGAAAAGTATTACACGCGTGTTTTGTAAAAAATCTAACAAACGAAATGAAAGTTGCACAGTTAGCAGCTTACGTATCCGAAAAAACATCTTATCACCATGGTGAAGTATCTTTAGCAGATACAATTGTAAAATTGGCGCACGATTTTATAGGTTCAAATAATATAAATTTATTAGAACCATGTGGTCAGTTCGGTACACGTCTTATGGGTGGGAAAGATGCAAGTCAGACTCGTTATATATTTACAAAATTAACGAAAGATGCTCGTTATTTATTTGATTATAGAGACGACCCTGTTTTAAATTATTTAAATGACGACGGAAAACAAATAGAACCCGAATTTTTTGTACCTATATTACCAACTATTCTCATAAATGGATCAGAAGGTATTGGTACAGGGTTTAGTTCGTATATACCATCGTTTAACCCATGCGACATAAAAAATAATATAGAAAGAGTACTTTCAGGCCAAAGTATACAGAAAATGAAACCTTGGTTCAATAAATTTAAGGGTCGTATTTTTGAAGATGAAAATGATTCGTGGATAGCAGAAGGTATATGGTCAAAATTAGGAAACGATATACACGTCACGGAATTACCACCAGGTAGATGGACACAAGATTATAAAGAATATTTAGACACACTCATCGAAAAAAAGACCATAAATAATTATACAAATAACAGCACAACAGAAGATGTTAACTTTTTGATATCCGGGTACATTGGAGAAAATTTACTAAAAGATTTCAAACTCCAAAAAACATTTCGAACGAGTAACATGCATTTATTTCACCCAGAAAGGGGTATATTTAAATATACAAACCCAGAACATATATTAGCAGATTTTGTAGAAATACGAATGAAAACATATAAAAAAAGAAAAATTCACTTATTGGATGTATTAAAACATAAATCAATAAGGTTACAAAATACTTCCAAATTTATAAATATGGTTATTAACAACAAGCTTGTAGTATTTAAGAGGAAAAAACAAGATCTTGAAAATGAAATTTCTAATTTATTTGATAAAATTGATAATTCGTACGATTATTTATTAAATATCAAAACTTATCAATACACACAAGAATCTGTCTTATCTTTATCACAGGAAAACGAAAAAATAAAACAAGAAATTGAAATTCTTAAAAATACACACCATTTGGACATGTGGAAAAAGGATTTAAAAATATATAAATAATAAGTAGTATGTGTGATACAAAAGGTCCAAATACAGGAGCACTTATTTCACTTAACGCATTAGGTAAACAAGATCATTATTTACTTACAGACGATCCAGAACAATCGCTCTTTAAATATAAAATGAACAAACACTCAAACTTCTCAAAATACCACAGAAATACCACAGTACAGAAACCAGCAGTTACAAATAACACGTCTTGGCCATTCGGTGAGACTATAAAAATAACTATGAATCCTCGAAATATGGGAGATCTATTAAGCAACATGTATATAATGTTAGATCTCCCGGGTGTTTCTTCAGGTGCATACAATTACGCAGATCAAGTTGGTCGACATTTATTTAAATCTGTAACTATGCGCGTAGACGAATTAGTGATAGAAAAATACCACGACGACTGGGGTATAATATACGATAACCTCTACTTAGACGAATCCGAAAAAAGAACAAAAAGGTATACTTTAAACAGGAATTTGGCAGAAAATACTTCTGTACCAGAAATAGGAGGTAACGCAAATAAAGCGATTGCACAATTCAAATCAAAATTATTTGTACCTATACCACTGTTATTTTCTAGAAAATACGAAGGTGATGAATATTACACTAATAAACCAAATAGACCATATTTTCCAACGTGTGCTATGTATAAACAAAAACTAGAATTTGAAATTGAATTTAACCCCAAAACATTCTTTACAGATGATACTAACCCCATATCGATTAATTCTTTTGATATAATAACAGAAGAAATAACAGTAAGTAAAAACGAAAGAATTTATCTAATGAATGAACCACAAGTACTCGTAACAGATATCGTAAAAAAACATCCGACAGAAGATAGTGAAATAGGAAAAGATTTAATGAAAATACAACTAGTACCCGAAATACCAGTAAAAACTATATACTGGTTTTTAAGAGAGAAGAGATACGAAGATAGACAAAATGCAAGAGGTGGTGATGGTGATCCAAATAATAACGACGATAACAGGACGTACCTTTTTCATAACAGATACAATTTTTCGAAAACAAATTTATGGACCGTTCAAAACGCGTTTTTTAATCCGGTAATGAAAGAAGCTAAACTATATATTAATGGCGAAGATTTACCAAATATACCTACAATTAATCACGAATATTACAAATATGTCGTCCCATTTACACACAGATTATCTCGCCCAGAAAAAAATATATACAGTTACAGTTTCTCGATGAATCCTATAAACGTGGAGCCATCGGGAAGCCTTGATTTTGGGCAGTTACAATCAAATAAAACATTAATGGAAATAAAATTAATACCTAATCTAACAGATGTTTACGTTTTTAACGCATATTATGTAGGATACCAAACTTTTAAATTTGAGAATGGATATATATCTCTCGCTTACTAAATAATTGTTTTTTATGTTCTTGTATGTATTTAATTATATTGTTTTTTATACACCATCTGATAAAATTTAACTGTGCAACAGTTGTACTAATTTCATCAGTTGTTCCCGGTATATTGTATTGTATTTTTGAAGACCTACAAAAAGGATCAAATAATTTTTTACTGTACCCATCTAAACTCGATTTATATGCGCAATGAACACTAAATAATTTACCATCACTCGTCTCGTAAGATAAATTATTTTTCTTAGAATAATTTGTTATGAACCATTCTAAATTTCTTAGCGAAATACCACTCGTTTTATTTAATATTTGTATAAGCGTAGTTCTATTCTCTGGTGTATGGTAAAAAGTATCTATGGAATGTAGAAGAATATCTGATTTATTCATTATTACATCAATGTACTTAAATCTCTAAGTTCAGTTTTATCCATTTTTTCACAAGCTGGACATCCTTCTTTAAACATTGGTGGGAATGGATGATTATGTCTCGTTATGCTATTTTTTATAATAATAGGTTCTTGTAATTTAGATTCATTTTTATGTGATAAACAATATTCAGAACCAGATGATGCTTTTCTCGTACATAATTCGCCACCCTTCTTAATACCTTTACAAAACCCACCGGGATTTGGTAAATCCCTTCTAAGAATTTTTAATGGTATACCATGTATTTTAGATATATCTTCTGCATATTTACACATTCTTTCATGTATTCCCTTTTCTATTTCCTCCTCGACAAGTTTTACAATATTTTCCGATACTTTAGACTTATTCGTCATTTATATTATCACGTTCTTTATTTTTAAGTTTTGTAACTTTAAATAAATCTGTGATGAGTGTTTGTTTAGTCATGTCTATTTCGTGTTTTGTTTTTCTTTTCGGTTTAACGCGGTTTATTAATTCACCGAATATTTCTTCCTTTGGATTATCGAAAAGTGGTTCGAGTAAGTCGCAAACGGGGTTTAGGAATTTGTTTATAAAATAATACACGTAATCAACTGATAAATTGTTTTCTTCGGCGTATATAGGATCTTCTGCTTTTTCATAAGCCTTCGCCTTTGGATTACCAACATCCAAAAGTATATAAGGAACTCTATCACCAGACTGAGGTTCAGACCCAGGTTGTCTTCGTCTCATTTTATCACGAACCTGTACGTGGCATAAATTCAAGGATTTATAAACATCACCAAGTTGTTGTGAAAGAATAAGTTTTTCGTTAGAAACTTCACCTTCTATAAGTTCAATCGCTCTTTTTAGTGCCAATGTTTTTGGTGGATCTATATCACTACTCTCTAAAACTACATCGAGTAACTCTTTACATACTTCTCTCATATATGGCGTATTATCTCTTCTTACAAGTTGTAAACCCTTTACATCTATACAATCCATATTCATATTACCGGTTTTATCTTTTGTCCAGAGCTTTGCTGCGTATCGTTTTTTTGAATAGAGAAAATAGGGACAGTACACTTTTTCAAGTTCAAGATTATTAGGTGCTTTAAAAAGTTTTGTACATTCATTCGCAGCTCGTTCACCAAGTTCCCAACTATATTCGATCGCTTCTTTACCTTCGCGATTACCGACATCAAATTCAACCATAACAGAATCAGTATCACCATATCTTACCATTGCACCGGGAAAATTTGATTCTACGTACTCTTTTGTTTCATCTATCATCATTCTACCTTTTCTGGTAACAGTAGACGCTATAGGAACACATGGTAAAATACCTTTTGATGCACCCGTAAATCCATACACGGAATTCATGGATATTTTATAAGCAAGTTGTTTACCGTTATACATCTGTTTCATAGACCCAGTTGATACAGCCATATCTTTTTTAGCCTGTTTACGAAACTGTTTTAATTCCATTAAAATACTAGGTAATAAACTCGGTACATCTTGTGCAAATTTATAAGAACCGAAAGTTTCGTATGTTATACCAGGTACATTTTCATATTTAGGGTCCATAACCATTGTTGAATAACATAAATTGTGTGCCATCATAATAGATGGGTATAGACCCTCGAAATCAAGTGCTGTTATTGGTGTATAATAAGCACCTTTTTGTGCATCCAGAACAGTAGCACCTTCATAACCCTGTGTCATACCTTGACCCCAAGAAAGAGTAGGTATCAAATATCCCATCTCTCTCGCTTTTTTTGATAACTGACTAAAAACTTTTATTTGTTGCCCTCTCTCTACCAAATAACACAGAGGAACCCATGTCGCTTTAGCCATTTCAATTAAATTAATCAGAATACACAACTTTTCTAAAAGTTTAAGTGGCAAAAGTGTATCTTTTATACAGTATTCAGCAACTTCTCTAAGTTTAACGGGGTCACCTTCTACATATCGTAAAAACATTTCTTTCGGAGGCATGTCAATTTTATTATCACCAATGTAATGTTTAGAAACATTATCGAGTTTATATGAATCGAGTTTATACCCTTTCTTTACCTCGTGAAACAGGTCAAATATGAAGCGACCAGGCATAGGCAAAAGCTTTAAATCGTTTGCACCAAGTGCACTAGAAGATAACTTTTTATACACAAGATTACAATTATAGTTTTTAAATTTACTCATTTGAAAAAATGTATAATGACATTTATTTATTACCCCTCTCTTAATAATATATTCCAAATCAAACCCAAATATATTCCACCCAGTTATTATATCTATATCATTTTTTATAATATAATTTCTAAAACCCTCGAGCATCTCTTTTTCGGTATCGTAACTAATAATATTACACCCGTGTAAGTCAGGGTCCGTTTTTTTAAAACATAAACACGTTTTGTCGTAAGGTTCGTTTGAATTAATTTCCTGTAAAGATATAGCAATTTGAAAACATACATCACCAGATACTTCTGCATTAGGAAATTTACCAGTAGAACTGTTACACTCTATATCCAAAGATGCAACTATAAAAGGTGCCATATTTCTATTTTCATGTGGTTTGAGCGTTTTCCAATCGTTACAGAAAATATCAATATCTGTATTTGCGATGTTTGAATTTACACATTTGTCACCGGAATCTAACCACCCAGTAGATTGAATACCAGTTCTGTGCATTAATCTTAAAACAGGGTCTATATTAGATTCGTAAACTTTCAATTTATATAGGTTATCAGGTAAAGCCCTTCTCAACCTATTTGCAACTTGACGTCTTAATACCAGGGTTTTAAAATGTACTTGCATAAAAGCAGATTTTTCGTTATTTTGAAATCCCCAAACATCTTTAGATTGAATAACGTCATATTTTATAGTAGTATCAGGACACTCCTTACATATTTGTGTATATAAAAGAGCAGCCCCACGGTTATCAGTTTTCTGAGGAAGTTTGATAAAAAAGTAAGGATAAAAACTTGTCGTGAGACAGACTGATTTTCTGTCTTCTGTTTTACCAAATATACTAATCAAATGTTCATCGTCGGTATCCTTTGATTCCCAGGTGAGTGCCTGAAAAACAACCATCTTATTACGTTATGTATCTAAATTTTTAATATCATATATTAGTAAAATATGTCAGCTGCTTTGATTGACCTCGTATCTATCGGTGCCCAAGATGTGTACATCACAGGCGACCCACAAGTCTCTTTTTTTAGACAAAACTATAAACGTCATACCAACTTCGCAATCAAACCAGAACGTATCGACTATGTCGGTACATTCAAATCTAGTAATGAAATTTCTATACCAATCAAATCTAAGGGTGATCTCTTGAGTTACGTGTGGATTGAAAATACCAGTATTAATAGCAAAACTAGCAACAATTCCATCTTTAAATCCTTAGATGGGAATGAAACTTCGCCAACTGAATTCTCTTTGTGGGTTGGTGGTCAAGAAGTTACTAAACTGGATACACTTTTTATTAATACGGTACATAATACGTTGTATAACGAATCTTCGGCGAAAGCGACGTGTGCCATGACAACTCAAGACGGTGGTGCTAATGCGTCCACTGATAGTTACGTAGTACCATTCTTTTTCAGTGAAGATTGGACGAAATCTTTACCACTCGTCGGTCTTCAATACCACGAAGTTGAAATTAGAATTAAGTGTAGAAATGGTACGTTTAATGTGGGATCGGATCCAAAAGTTTATGGTTCTTACGTATATCTCGATACAACCGAACGCGAATTCTTCGCGAATAACGAACACGAAATTCTCATTACACAAACACAATACCAACCAATGACTAAAGATGATACGTCGATCGACCTTTCGTACTTTAATCACCCAGTAAAGACTGTTCATATAACTGCGGGTACCGGGTCGAACACATCATACACTTTCACGGACGCGTCTATGTTTATCAACGGAACACCACTCTTTGAAAATATGTCACACGAATACTACAAAAACATCGTTCCATCGAGACATTGTTCGGTTCTTAACAACACGGTCGCGGAGGAACAAATATATACATGGCCATTCTGTCTTACTATGAACAAGTCCCAACCAACGGGTACCCTGAACTTTTCGCGAATCGATAACGCGAAGATAAATATTAACTACGGTGGTTCTACTTCAAATACCAATATTGATATGATTCGCGCGTATGCGGTCAACTATAACATTCTCAGAATTAAGAATGGTATGGGTGGTGTCGCTTTTGGTAATTAATTTAATAATTTATACACCAGAAGAACCAAAACCACGCGTTCCTCTTTGTGTCTCCTTTAATTCTTCAACCTCTTCGATAAGAGGCGTTTCACATTTTTCCAAAATTAATTGTGCGATTCTATCGCCTTGTTTAATAACGAAAGTTTCACTCCCATGATTAAACAAGATAACCTTCAATTCACCAGTATAGTCGGGATCAATAACACCGGCACCCGTTTGAATACCGTGTTTTACAGATAAACCTGATCTTGGTGCAATTCTACCGTATACACCTAGTGGAATAGTTGCACATATACCAGTACCTACTATACCCCTTTCTGATGGTGGTATAATTACTTCTTCTGTACTGTACAAATCATACCCAACCGAACCAGGGGAATGTCTTGTTGGTATAATAGCACATTTATTTAGTTTTTTAATTTTAAGATGTAATAACGTCATTTTATTTAATTACGAATATTATCTTTATACCTTGTTTAAATTTTACATTTTAATGCATAAAATATAATCCACGCAATAAAAATATCAACAGTGTAATGTTCTCTAGATGCCACAGCAAATAAAGATGAAAAAATAGGCCATATAGGCCATAAAGGTGTACCTATAAAATATGAAGATACTACGTTAAAAGTTGTATGACCAGAAAACATATAATCGTTACAAAACCCAAATGGTGGTTTAAATATACATTTATTTACAGATGGATACGTCGTAACAGAATTACACAACCCTCTAAAAATATACATAAGACCCAATATTTTAAAATACGACTCTGTATTTTTATTACTCCAATTTGGTATACTAAATAATAAGGCAATAATTGGTACTAACAAGGCAATATCACCTATTCTATGATATTTAGATAAGTTAGGCAGAACTTCGTGTCCAATATCATATATTTTATCGTCATTTTGTTTTATTCCACGACTTCTTTTATACGAAATAAAATACCCTACAAATATGTTAAATGTAAAAGCGAGTAAAGTAAAGAGTACTAAGTATAACATAAAATACCCTGAGATAATATATTTGTATAAGTAAATGGTAGGCATCAAAAGAAAAGAATTATTCAGAAGAAATTCAGCACCAATATTTAAAGTTAGAATAAGAGAAAGTTTTTATAAAGAGATATCATCAGTAACTTTAGAAAGAATAAAAAAATATATAAACGATAGAAAAACTTCGATCGTTTCTGTATTTTATGACCGCGATAAAAGTTTTAAAACGAGAAAATTAAAAGAAATTATGAACGCTATGGATATAAACAACGAAACACCTATAAATAATAAAATAGCCATACTCATAGGTGTTTATAATTATGCTAAAAATAGTAAAGAACTTGCAAACATTCACAGAAATCACTGTATAGCTGCTTATAAAATAGATGACACTTTATATTGTTTAGATCCATGGGGAAAAGATACAGAAAATATATCTTTATCTATATTTTATCAATTACAAAAAATAACAAAATGTAAAAATATTTTTATATATCAGGGAAAAAATTTACAACAATTCGATAAAACTGGTGTTTGTGTTGGTTTGTCTTCGAATTTTTTAATGAACATGGGTAAAAGAAAACGAAAACTTGGGTTCGAATCTAATGATATACCTGTGAATAGAAAAAAATACAGTCGATTATTAAAGGAAAGTCGGTATGATGATAATATAAAAATATTTTTAAAGAAAATAATAATAAAAGCACGACATAATTTTTATGATAGATATATGTATTATAAATTATCTAAACAGTCTCTAAAAGAAATAGAATCAAATTTATCTAAAAAAACAGTAGCGCAAAAAATTAAAATAGTTAAATAATACAAACGTTATAAAAAAATATGAGTCTTAAAATCATAATGGGTAATATGTTTTCTGGTAAAACAACCGAACTTATTCGTCGTTTAAAAAGATACGAAATTATAGGTAAAAAAATACTCGTGTTAAATTCTTCAATAGATACGAGATCTAAAGATCAAGTATTAAAAACACACGATAATATTAACTTTGAATGTATTAAAACAGACGATTTAGAAAATGTCCATTATGATGATAAAGATATTATAGCAATAGATGAAGCACAATTTTTTACCGGTCTTAAGAAATTTGTAGAAAAAGTTTTGAAAAATAATAAAACTATAATTCTTACCGGTTTAGATGGTGATTATAAACAGAGAAAAATAGGTGAAATTATAGATTGTATACCACTCGCTGATAAAGTTTTTAAATTAACCGCCATGTGTATGGATTGTATGGACGGAACACATGGTCCATTTACAAAACGTATAATTAACTGCGATGACATAACTTTAATAGGGGGTAAAAATATGTATAAAGCTGTGTGTAGAAAACATTTATACAATTTAAATAACGAATAAAATTTTATTGTAATATATAAATGCGAGTTCGTTTAAAAAAAAGTCCTAGATTTGATAAAAAATTCAGAGTTATTTTTGAAAACGGAAAAATAGTTGATTTTGGAGCAAAAGGCTACTCAGACTATACAATACACAAAAATCCATTACGTATGCGTTCATACGTAACACGACACGGTGGGTTTGTTCCTCATATGATACAAAAACAAACCGACCCTAAACTAGTTCATAAAAATATGCTTGATGTGACTCGAAGTGATAAAGAAAACTGGACAAAAACAGGTTTTTTTACCGCAGGATTTTGGTCGAGATGGATTTTATGGAGTCATCCAGAACTCGAAGGTGCAAAAAAGATTATATCTAAGAAGTTTGATTTATCTTTTCTCTAACGCGTTGTTTTATAATTTTAATTTCTAAATATTAATAATTAAAAAAATTATCTGTTCTATACATTTTAGTTTGAAAATTACCATTTTGTCCCAAAACAGAAATATCTTCATTACCATATAATTCTGGACACCCTATATCATCCATACAGTCTCTATCGTTAAGTGTTACTGGTAATGGGTATATCTGATCACCTGGGGTGGTCGTATAATAATGATATCTATCTTGTCTTCCTCTAACCTCTTTTCCGTA